TTTTCAACAATCATAGTATTGTCCATAGTAATTTCTTCTTTCTTCAATTTCTTAGTTTGATCACTTGCTTTCTTTTTAAAATCAGAAAGTCTTGCTTTCATTAGGATGTCCATTTCTTTGGACTTACCCTGCATTTTTTTCTTCGCCTCATCACGCTTCTTTTGCAGGTCTTTCTGACGACCTAGTTTCTTCATTTGAGAAATGGTCTTTTGAGCACGTTCCGTCTCAGAAGGTGCCGCTTCAGAAATAGTTACTTCTAGATCTTCTTTCATTTTCCTTTTAGTGATACGAGATAGGAGTTGACGAGCACCCTTGGTGCGACCATCGACCATATCCTTGTTCGCTTTTTTATAGCGACGAGCAGACTTAGGGTTAACGAATACAAATGCAGGCGGCATGGAGAGAGCAGCGCCATCTCCAGCCATCATTTCATTCAAATTAGGTTCAGTTGCCTCAGACATTCTTGGTCGATATCAGTATTTAGGGATGGAGGAAGTCTATCCAAGAAACACATGAATGCTCTCAAAATAGACCAATGAGTTGCATCAATTTTATAAAACAAAAGCGGTGTCGCCGCATCACCAAAAGCATTATAAAGTACAATGATATGATTTAAAATTAGATGAACTTTAAAATCTCCCGTTGTCTCGTAACGTCTAAGAAGACGTTTGATGTATTTAAATCTTTTTAGATCTTCATCAAAGTCTTCATAGGTTACAGATAGCGGGTTATCATAATGCTTAATAGCGAAGAGTATCCAGTTTTCCTGGGTCAGTTCATCAAAATTCATTTAGATCATGCAGCAGTTACGGTTAGTTTGACCTCTGCAGATACTACCTCAGCAGCACCTGCTGCTCCAGTTCCAACCTTAACTCTGTAGTAGTTACCATTCTCAGTAGTTGTTAGACCAGTGAGTGCGAGGTTTGCAGAAGTTGCACCAGAGATGTCTGCGAAGTCAACACCGCCATCGGTGCTAACCTGCCATTGATATGCAGCGGAACCTGCGCCAGTTACAGAAGCAACAACACTGAAGGTTGCAGCAGCAGTTGCGACAGTAGATACTGTGATAACAACTGCAGCACCACCGCCACCACCTAGATCAGCATCAGCGATTGTGATGGTCTCAGCAGCAGCATACCCTGTACCACCAGAAACCTTAGTGATTGTTGGTGTACCGTCATTAGCAACAACAACCGTGAAGTCTGCAAGTGTACCAGCAACAGAACCTGCTGCATCAGTAATGGTGTATGTACCAGGGGTTCTGCTACCATCAGCAGCACCGTTATCAGTGAAGGTTAGGATACCACCAGCGGGAGTCGAAGTCGATTGTGCGGTAGGTTGAGTGTCGATAGTAACGACAGACAATGCGTCTGCTGCTGCAGGTTCGTCAGCGAAGTCACCAGATACTCTAGAACCATCCTTGAATGATGCGATGCACTCTGCCTTATGACGGGTGTTGCCCTCACCATCCGTATAGGTTCTATATGCCCACCAACCAGGCATCGAGAGTCCTCTTGCTTTGTTGTTAGCAAGTTGTGCTTCATCTCTGCTCAATCCAATGATTTGAACATCACCTGCTGATGAATCACCACCACGGATGATGTAGTCAGCAAGTGCCTTGGGAGCAGTACGACGCTGTGCTCCTGCTAGAGCAGCATTTGTAACGCCTGTATAGTCAGTTCCCAGAGTAATCTCTGTGTCGCTAACTACAGCTTTTACAAAGTATCTTACTCCACCAAGAACGATGATATCACCTGCGGCGATCTCGTCTGCTGCGTTTTTGGTTACAGTTGGTGAGTTAATTGTGACGGCAACGGTATTCGCAAATGTCGCTGCATCGATAAGTCCGAGGATGGGCATTGGTATAGACTCTCGTAATATGATTTCCTAGATTTTATTTATAAAAAGAGGAGGGTTGCCCCTCCTCAGTATATTATATCACGCTTCGTCGCGTGTTTTGATTGCTGCAGCAACTGCTTCGAGCAGTTGATCATCCATATCAGTCTTAGTTAGTTTGACTGCTTTACCTAGAATTACCAGGCAAATTTCGATGAGCTTCTCACCAAGTTCCTCGTTCTCGGGGATCTTAGCAACAGCGTCTGTGATAATTTTCGATGCAAGTGGGAGTAGGAAGGCGAACATAGTATGGTCCTCAATGGGCTATACTATTTATTCTTATTTTTGTGCTTCCAGGCAGTAGCATATGCAATGGACTTCTCATCTTTTGTGAGTTTACCATCTTTAGCGTATGATCGTTTGATGTGTTTGATCATACGCTCATACTTTTTTCCCTTCGGTGCCTCTTCTTTTACGGTGATGTCCTTTTTCTTCTTAGGATTTTTAGGATCCTTACCATCATCAATTGAAGGCATGATCTCTACGACCTTGCCTTTAGTTTTAGGCTTGTCGTCGCAACCACAAGCCTCGCTTACTTTTTTGCGGACTTCTTCTTCGCAGCGATGATCTTGCTAACTGTCTTACGACGGTTGTGAAGATACTTATCGGACTTATCTACATCGCCATCGTTGTCGATGTCCTTGTCCTTTCTGTCTGCGTGATCACCCTTGAGTGCCTTATGGTTTACAGGGTCAAGTTTCTTCTCTTGAATCTCCTCTTCCTTAACACAGTTAGGAACTTCCTTGCCGTCCTTAGTCTTAGTTCCCTTTGCTTTGTATCCCTTCCAACAGGTAGAAGCACCGACATTCTTACGTGCCTGCTTCATGCCTTCTTCAATAACTTCTCTCTCAAAAGTATAGGTAACACCTTCTAGTTCAAAGGATACCTCTTCCTTAGCAGTTCTTGCAGCCTTTTTAAACGCATCCTTTGCTGGATAGTCTTCGGATCCAGGCTTTGCAGGCGACTCTCCACGCTTTCTCTTGGCATGGATGTTGGCGTAGAGTCCTTTCTTTGCCTCTTCGACATTTTCCGCTTCCTCCCTCGCTACTAGTTTTGTAGTATCTCGGATCTCAGCACCATGGGACTGCTTAACACCGCCTACAGGATCTGGTCTTCCTGCATTTGCTTTAGGATCTTTCTTGGTTCCGTCATCTAGATCTTCTTTCTTCTCTAGTGAAGGAATGCCCTCCTCCTGCACCGATGAACCTTGGAAGGTATCACCGTCCATCCAAGTCATATAAGATTCAATCAGTGCCTTTGAAAGGTCATCATTATGACGCACGGATGTTGAAGGTGTTGGCTTGTCCATGAGTAAAAAATAGTGTTCTCCTGGGTTTATTTATAACTTCGTTCACTTCCCTGATATCACGAACCCATGCACGGAACATATCGTTCCCCTCAGTGACGCAAATAACATAGTTAGGACCCGTGCGAATAATCTTTCCTTTTTCACCAGTCTTAACATGCATAACAACTTGTCCTTCAGTGAAAGATTCTTTTTTTCTATACTGCTGGCGAACCGCTTGTTCTTTTAGATCTCTAAAATTCTTCATTTGAAATTTGCTGGAAGTCTAATGACGATATCCTTCAATATATTTAGTTTAGCATGATATTTCTTATCTTATCCATTAGTGCTTTACAGTCATTGTCCGAGATAGTTCTAGGCATTCCTTCTCTGAATGAATTGAAGTCAGATTGAAGTGCTGCTGCTCTCATTTTACTAGCAGACATACCCTCAGCACCATCAGCATCAGGATCTCTCTCGCCAGCAGATACAACTTCTAAATTCCTAAATGTATATTCAATACCGTTATACTTACTAATCATTTTATCGTATGACTGTACACGATCCGATCCACATACAAGCACGCAGTCATGATATGTTCCCTGTAACTGTTGCAATGCCTGAATAATAGTTTTAATATTGGGATCGTAAATGATATTTGTTTTCATTGTAGGAAACATTCTTTTCATCACATCAGACTTAGTTTTAGAATCCAGAGGATTCTTCTTCTTGTCCTGTGTATGTGTAGGGTAGATAAAGAAATCATCCTGACCAGCAATATTTTTAACTGCTAGCAGAAGTTTTTCATGTCCAATTGTCGGTGGGTTAAATCTACCCCAAGCAAATACTACTCGTTTCATTTATCTCCAGATACCCAGTCTTTGGATACGTTAAAGTTTGCTACACTAAACGACAAACGGTCTACCAACTTCACAGCATTAGTGCCTTCACTGATAGCAACATAACCTTCAGGTGCTGTGACTTCATATCCACCTTCAGTCTTGAGATAAGTACCGATTTTCTCACCCTTCTCAAGTTTGCGGATGAATACTAACTTTGCTTCTTGCAACAACTTATATAGTTGAACGGTACTATTTAAAGCACTCTTATTATTTTCAATGAACTCAAGTCCATCAAACATTTTCTTGAGTTTAGTTGCCTTTGCCTTAGGAGTCTTAACTTTATCTACTGCCTTCTGACACTCAGTCTCAAAATACTTTGTAAATTCTCTATAGAAAATATCAGGCGAAGGAACAGTTTTCCCTTGACGGACATAAGCATTAAAAAAGATCTTCAATCGTGGTCCAATAGTTAATTGGTCTTTAGCGACAATCTGTTCTGCTACCTCATCTAAGAATGCACCTGCACTGCGTACCATCGCTGGTGCCTTAGTTCTTAGTTGTCCTAACTTAGTCTTCTCTGCTTTCGTAAGAAGCGTATCATTACCTAGTGTCCCTGTCTCTGCACTAAGAACTAGAACATCATCAGAAGTTTTAAGCTTACTAACATCAAATCCAAAAGAAGCATTCATCGTGCTTACATCTTTACCAGTATATGATGTATGAAATACAACACCGAGTTTTGCTTTTCTTGCTTTCTCGTAAAGATCACTATCTTCTGGAATAGCATATGTAATGGTATTAGGTTGAAACGTAATACAGTTTTTACCATCAATTATTCTTTGCCTTTTATCAGTTGTAAACAAAAGATCGCCTTGAGCGACTCCTGTAATACCAAGTTCTGGAAGATGCTTAAGTGATGCCTTTAATTTCTCGACAAGTCCTGCAGCATGACCATGATTTCTTTCAATATCAGAGTCAGTGTAGTTAATCTTCGCATCTTTATTGAATACAGATTTAGTTCCGACAAAGAAATTGTCTGTACCAGGATAGATACCACAAAATATAGCGGGTGCTCCATCCCACTTTGTGGTAATCTTGAATGCATTAGATCCGCCAGTGGTAAATGTCTTCGCTAACAGATCTAAAAATTTAAACGCATCAGTAATACCATCCTTTCCATCAAGAAGAATACTATCTTCTAAGTGCTCTAAGTGAGTGTTCTTGCTCATCCGATGTAGTCCTCCAGACCAGAACGTTTTTCAACATAATTACGGATCGCTTTAGGAACACCACCAGTTCCTTTTTCCATCTTGAATCGGAACTGCACTAACTCATACTTTTTATTATCATTCTTGTTAGTTCCAGAGATTCTAACTGTGGGCAGACCGCTAGCGCCAACGATGTACTCAGAACTTAAAGTAAGATTAGCAGGAACGTCTGCCTCAGGAAACCCTACAAGAGCGACCTTTAACTTTTTGAAATCATATCTATGGAACGTGTCTCCTTTGATTTCAACCAGTGCTACATTCTCTTCTTTATAGGTTGCAAAATTATCTAACACCTCAACAAACTGTTCCAACCACACTTTGTTTCTAAACTTGCTTCCCAGTTGTTGATGAGCCCATGTATAGACTTTCCTCATAGTTTCAGCAGCAACTTCCTCTGTAGTTCCCTTCATTTCAGCAGAGTCAGCATAGATCTGTTGTACTGCTCCAGATGTGGAAGGTTTAATACCGAGAATCTTTCCCCACAATTCATCAGTCTTATCCATAGTCCAACCACCAACTTGAGCAAACTGATCTACATCCCTCTTCAATGAAATCTGAGTCAATCTTAGTTGCGTACCATTTGTACTACCAGGGATAGAAATGTTCCTGGAGTTATTGATAATGAGATTTACATCAACCTTTGTTCCTGTCTCATCACCAATACCATCAGCAATCACATCAATATAATCTTTCTTCCCATTTCGATACATCAATAGTGCCGCAGTATTGATCTCTTGTGAGTTTGCATAAGCAATACATGACGGCATGAGTTCTCTCAAAACCTCATACTCATCAGGGTCACTTGTAAACAACATATCCATGTTTGCTGCTGTAAGGTTTACAACTACCTTCACATCATCAAACAAAGTTTTTTTCATCTTAGGATGAGGAGCATTTGCTGACTGGAATATCTTACCCGACGTAGTTCCAGATCTTGTAGGTTTAACCTCATTCAAAACCTTAACAAGATCTCTCTCTGCAATTCTTCTATTCTTATTTAAAAATCTCGCAGCAATAGCAAAAGCAAGAACACCTTCTGCTACGTTGCCGAGGTTATACTTCTTTCTAGGACTTCCTACGCTTACATTTGCCTTGAGGATTGCACCCAGTGTAACCTCACCACCACCAAGTTTAGGGAAAGAATATCCTCTGCCTTTCTTAAATTGTTCCATACCAACTTCAGCATTGGCATCAAACCTATTACTAGTTTTTAAAAATCCCCAACGCTTATCAGTCTTGTCTATCGTAACATGTCCTTCTTTGGTGAGAAGAGCAACACCGTTTTGAATTTTTGCAGCAAAAGTTTTCCAATAGTGAAGACCATTGCTTGCTTTTTTAAATTCGCTAATGCCCATAAAAGAAAACCCCCCACTTATTTAGTGGAGGGTACACAAACATTCCAATAGTATTTAGATATCTCCTTCTTTACGATTCTCAGAATAGTAGATATCAAACGTGCCTTCAGGATAACGTGCAGCAAGTTTAATCATGTTCGTAACAACAACAGTCTGAAAATCAACTCCCAGTGCAAGACATGCTTGCGCCAGATACCAGAACACATCTCCCATTTCTTTGACCATGTGAGTCTTGCTCTCATCAGTAAGTTCTTTACCTTGGAAAGCAATCTTCTTCACAATCTCAGTAAACTCACCACCCTCAGCAGTAATACCAACAGCAGCAGTCAGAAGACGCTCAATATTTACACCTTTGCTTTGCAAATCTTGAACTCGTGCGATGAACTCATCAGTATCCTTGGAAGGAAAACTGGTAGTAGAATCGACGAATTCAAGATACTTGTCGTAATCAACGGTGTTGTCTACAATAGCGGTCATAATTTAAGAAAGTAAAGTTACCATGCCCATGTTACAAAACTGGTTCTAGTCCCAGTCTTGACTGGTTTGACTTCATGCGTGTACATGAAGGTTGACGGGAATATTATAACATCTCCTGGGGTCAACTGCATGTCTTGCCCACAAAGATAAAATTCACCGCCTGTATAAGCATCAGTGCTGATCTCACCCACGATGCTTAGGAGAGGAAGTCCTCTCCTTTCGACTGGAACGTCCTCAAAAATAGAGTAGATCAGGTCTGCGTGTTTACGCATTGATGTACCTTCTGGGTAATAGTTCAACCTTACACCACTCATATGTGATACAAGATCAAACCCAGAACACTCTTCCTCATACCTAGAAATCATGTCCCAGAAAACTGGATAGAAGTGCTCACGTACATCAGCGTCAACCACTCTATTGTTTAGAGGATCATTGTCCTCTTTGTTTTTCCCTTTATGAGTATACCACGAGTGTGGTGTCCAATCATCTTGTTCAAGATGTATTGATAGATCTAGGAATCCTTCTGGGAGTCTATACTTTTTAGCATAGTCTAGTAATTCCATTCCGCAAACTTAGATAGTCGTGCTTGATTTTGCTTGACGTGATCAAATGCTTCTGCTACGTCCTCTTCTTCCTTATCGGTAATGACTTCGTTAGCAGATTCTGCTACATCAAACAGTTTCATCTTTGCTCTATCGATACCAACCAAGAACTTGCGGTTAGAGGTTGGATCATTGTATCGATTCTTCAATTGTTTGACCATAATCCTGCCCTCTTGCTCCAATTCTTCAGTGGAGATGAGCGCAAACATAAGGTCGGCGGTTGCAGGGAGACCAAAACTTTCAGAAGTATCCGTCAAATCAACATCTGTGCTACCGAATCCAGACCTTGTAGTTTGCGTTGCAGAGACAATGGGTACGTCGAACTCAACGGCAAGACCTCTGAGTTCTTCAGCAATTGCCTTAACATACGTGTAAGAGTTTACAATGTGTCCTTTGTATCGGACACTAGCGCAAATGTTAAGGTAATCAATAAAGATTATATCAGGTTTGAACGCTTTTTTCAACCTCAAATCATTAAGAAGTGCCTTGAAATGTCCTGCGTGTGCAGAAGCAGTAGGATATTCTTTGATGATTAGTTTACCCTTTGTCTTCCTTTGCAAGTCACCAATCTTAGATTTGAAGATTACTTGAGGCAGTTCAACAATATCCTTGATGTTTACGTTGAGACAGTTCGCGTCAATTCGTTCAGCAATCTTCTCCTCTGCCATCTCACATGTGATGTAGAGTACGTTGCGCCCCGACATGAGTGAGGCACTAGCGCAGTGGCACATGAATAGAGACTTGCCGACACCCGTTCCAGCAAGAGCGACATTGAGAGTCTTGTTAGGGAGACCACCTTTGGTAATGTAGTTGAACTTCTCAAGATCAAAGGGGACCTTCTCTTCATCTTTGTGATAATACTCATATCGCTCTTGTGCTGATTCAATGTAATCGTGTCCTATGTGTTCGTCGAACGATACTGATAGGGCTTCTTGTAGGATACTTGGGATCGCATCCTTTGATAGTTTCGGATCGCCTCCATCTGCGATCTTGACCGACTGTAATAGGGCGTTGTAGATTGCTCTATCTTGACACCACTTTTCCGTCGAGTCAACAAGCCAGTCCTGGTCAACCCACTCCTGACTAAACCCCGCAATGCGCGAGATAGCATCTTTATAAATCTCTTCAGATAAATCATTACGTTGTCCTAGATTAATGCGAAGAACTTCCTGAGTAGGAAGTTTATCATACTTGGTAGAGAACTCGTGGATCTCTTCATATATGGTTCTATCGACTGGACTCTCAAAATAATCAACAGAGAGATGAGGGGTTACCTTTCTGTAGTATTCCTCATTACACAATAGATTGCGGAGGATAGTCTCTTCAATCCTCTCAGCTACCATAACTAAACTCCTTCTTTGCTGCTTCGTCAAGTTTTTCCATCACTTCGGGCGTGAAGTATTTTTCGGGATCAGCCAATACAGCAGAAGGATAAACGGAAGATTCCCCAACAACGATCCGATTACCGTTCTTCTTGAAGATTCCGTGATCGATACCCAGTTCCAATAGTCCGTAATAGCGGTCCAGTCCACGCTCGTCAAAAAATAGACGTGTTGCAACTTTACTCCCTTCGATGGTTAGACGAGACTTCTT